TTATATCTTGATCCGCACCAAATTTTATAACAGAACTATCTGAATCTAAAAATATATCATCACCAACCAATAAATCTTTTGATGCTACTATCCCACCATTAACAACCAATGCACCAACAGTTGTGTCAGAAACATCAACATCTGTGCTGTCAACAACTTTTACTTTATCAGCAAAATCAAATCGACCTTCGCCTTCCTTCCATGTTAAAGTACCGTTATTTGTTTCACCATCGAATGTCACAGCTATATCTGTTCCTGCTGTACCATCCCCTATTGTTATGGCTGTGCCTAACAGTTTAGTGATAGGTCCTCCCTCACCTGTTGTCCCATCGTGACTATGCCCTGCTGTTGCGTTGAAAGCACCTAGCAGTTTATCAAACTCTCCGTCAAGATCAGCAGCACTTATAACGTTACCATCGGCTATATTGTTTGCTGTATCATTACGTACGTATTCGTTACCCATTTTTACCTTCTCCCATATTGACCATATTCAAGTGATGCAGCATCAAGTGAATAAGGTGGATCAGTTGAGTCTGTCGCAAAAGACATGGACACTAGAAATCCTGACCCCACTGTTTGTGTTTCAAACACCTTTTTTAAAGTATCTCCACTATATGTGGATGCAGGAATACCTGCTATTTTTGTAAATGTAGCTCTTTCGTTATTCGATACATCTTCTACTAAACTTGGATTAATCGTTACTGTAACCGTTGCACTTCCTGCACTACCTGAAACAGCACTTGAGATTGCAGTTATTTCGTAAATTTGACTGTTGCCATTTACTCTGAATGTATCTCCCACAGTTAAACCTTCAGTATCATCAAATGAAAGAGTATCTATAACTATGCCTGTGCTTACTCCTGTAGATTTTGCACCATTAAACAAACCCCCATGCGCAAATCTAGCACCAGAAGTGCCATACAAACTAACTGATCCTCCTGACGCAGAATTTGAAATAGATATTGTATCAGGTTGTATAATTCCTGATTCAGCTAAATCAAACTTTAAATTAAAATCTGTGCTAAATGAACCTTGAGGATCAGTATATAAAATGGTTTTATATATTGTTTTTCTTGTTCGTGGGTCACTTATAGGAAAAAAAGGTGTAGCAAAGTCAGCTTTTATATTGTCACCATCAAAGTTGTTACCTGATTCCATTTTATAAATAAAACCATCTGTGTTTGCAAACACGGCTGTCTCTACACCTTGTTCTATAGAATCTGTAGCAACTCTAGCTCTTATGCCTGTAGTTTTAGACCAGTTAAATTCTACACCTGATTGTCCTACAACTTGCGTTCCAATAAATCCTCTTGCGTTTGCTTCTGATATACTTTCTGAAAATCCAAATATTCTGTATTGTGTTTTTGAAGGTATAACAATACTTGAAAACAATTGATGGTTTTGTATAAAATCAGAAAAGTCGTTCTGTATATTTTTAGAAACAGAT